CCCGTTTTACTGACCAAATAACTACTAATGTTTCGTCTATTGACATGCTTTCTCGTTTTGCTAAAGCAAAGAAAAAGAATACATACCCATACAACGCTGTAGCCATTACTACTGGCATTGCTGAAGCACTCCCCGGATCTGTTGCCAAACTTGACAACTACGACTCAAACTTTGATGGGTACTGGCTGGTTCGTGGCGTTAAACATACGGTAACTCGTTCCAACTTTGTTACGGAACTTAAGTTATCCACAGACAGCACAAGTAAATCTAAGCCAACGGTAAACCCAAGTGCGGCATATAACTTGCCCCCTTTGCCTCGTCTAACCACGGGCGACCGTTGGGAATCATCAATGGAGTACAACAATGTCTACGTGTGACCCTCCTGTATACCGAGCAATCGTTACTTCTTCAAGCGCAAGCACTGGGCAGATCTTTGTGCGTATTCCTTCTCTACTCGGGATAGACAGTACAATTGAATTGTCTAAGATCGGGCGAAGCGCCCACGATGGGGTATGGACAGTTCCTGCTGTTAACGCACAGATAGTAGTTACAGCAGATGACTACAACTTTACTAACGCTTTTTGGGTACAAACGGATGCGGTATTACCACCAACCTTTACGTACAAAGTTGGGGATACTGGTCCCGGTGGTGGAATCATCTTCTTTGTTGACCGCTATGACGAATATGCAGGGTTTACTTATCTTGAAGTAGCCCCTGTTAGCACACAAGTCCAAAGAACATGGGTTACAAATGTAAACTCAAACCGAACAACAGTTGTTTCTGGTGCCGACTCAAGGGCATTAGGTGGTGGGTATCAAAACACACTAGATATTGTTGCACAGACAGGCAATGTCGCCGCAACCTGTGCCGCCAAATACTGTGATGCTTTAACATCAGGTGGTAAATCCGACTGGTACTTGCCGTCAGTGTCAGAAATAAAAATGATTTATGAGGTAGTTCACCTTAATTTAGGTGTTGGTGGGTTTGCTTCTGACTACTATTGGAGTTCATCTGAAATTGCCTCAACTGATGCTTGGCTCCAAGACTTCTTTTACGGGTACCAGTTCAACAACACAAAAGACTTCCTGACCTACGTACGTCCAATGAGAAAGTTTTAATTAACAATGACATCTATACGAGTTCCTTTTTCAATTAATGCTTCTGGCAAAGTGTCTAAAGCCATTGACCCACAGGTTATTGCTGAACAGCAAATTATTGATGTGCTGACCACAGACAAGTTTGAACGGGTAATCCGCCCAGACTATGGCGCAAGCGCCCAACAATTGCTGTTTGAGCCTATTGACGACCTTGTATTTTCTGAATTTAAAATGGATGCACTACAAGAACTAAACCGTAACTTAACCATTGCCACCGTTTCAGATATACGAATCCGCCCTGTAAGCGTTCCCGTTACTGGGGATGAAGGACAAAACGTACTTGAAATATGGGTTCGTTATAAAATGTTACCCTTTACACAAGCATCTTTTACTTTCCGCATTACTGCCCCTAGTTACCTGACAGAGGAATCAATTCTATGAGTACATTTGACTACACAAGTCGGGATTATGCGTCTATTCAAGACGACCTTCTCCGTCGTGCCCAAACCCAATTACCTGAGTGGACGAACAGGGAACCCTCTGATTTCGGCATGGTTCTGGTTGACCTCTGGTCTTACATGGGGGATATTCTCCACTACTACGTAGACCGTGCGGCTGGGGAAGCATTCTTAAACACTGCTACACAACGTGAGTCGGTTTTGGCTATTGCTAACTTGCTTGACTACGTACCATCAGGTCGCCGTGCGGCTACTGCTTCTATTACTTTGAACGCTAACGCCACTTCAGCAACTGACACCGCCCCTATCTATATCCCAAAGTACACTCGTTTCCTTGCTACTCCTCTTGTAGACACTGCTTCTCCAGTGGTTTTCACAACTAATACGGCACTCGCTTTTACAGGAACAGCGGGAGGGGCTTCCGTACCACTTGTAGACCTTGATGGGATTACCTATGCAACGTACGCTAAAAACCAAGACGTTACCGCCTTCCTTACCGAAGGAGAAATCTTTAGTGAGACCTATACAAGCACTGGGCTTTCAGGGCAACAAGTCACTTTGCGTAAAACGGGTGTTGTTACTGATGGAATGATTGTAACTGTCAATGAAGGTCCAAGCGGAGCAGACGTTCAGTACACTTACGTGCCACGCTTAATTACAGCAACCAGCAGTCAACGTGTGTTTAGCGTAGACATCACTGCTGACAACTTCTCAGTTCTTACTTTTGGTAACGCTGTGAACGGACGCATCCCATTAGTTAACTCAACCATTACCATTACCTACCGCCGTAGCCGTGGTAGCGCAGGTAACGTAGCATCTCAAGCAATTAATAGAATAGAAAGTAACACGGTAGCGGGGAAACCAAGCCTTGACGGGCTTGTCGTAACTCCTAACACCCTTGCTGCTACGGGAGGTGTTGATGTGGAGTCAATCACTTCTTTGAAAGCAAACATTCCAGCCGCTTTCCGTTCCCAAGACCGTGCGGTATCTTTGCAAGACTATATAGATATTGTAAAGCGAGTTCCGGGAGTTGTTAAATCCACTGCATGGGTAGACGGTAGTAATGTTGTACAAGTACGTGCAGTTGTACCGCAATCCAACTTTGGTGCCACTAACCCAATTGTACTTAATGCTGCCACAATAACTGCAATTACAGACTATTTAACTCCTCGTGAAATGGCTTTTGCTTCATCTAACGTAGGAGCATCTGTAAGCCTTTCCCCAGTCAAGTTGACTGCAAACTTGCAAGTTATGGCGGGGTACGTCCAAGAAGATGTACAAAGCAAAGTCTTTAGTGCACTTGAAGATCTGTTTTCTTTTGACAATGTTGACTTTGACGTGACAGTGGGACTTGGAACGGTTTACCGCACAGCATTAGCAATTGAAGGGGTAGATTATTTTACCGTAACAAACTTCACCACAACAGCGGGTACTGCGGTAATTGACTCATCTGGAACTTTTATAGGAGTTACCCCAACTGTGCATACTTTACTTGCCAAAAGTGAATCATGGACAATTACACCTAGTGGTGGCCTTGTTGCCACAGGAGGCTAACAATGGCACGGGCTTCTTTTAACCTTCGTCGTAATACATTCGGTGGGGAGGTAGTAGGTGTCGGTTCGTTTAACCGTGGCACCAGCGACCTACAAACACAAGCGGGTGCTATAAGTGTTGACCAAGACTCCGCTCTTCGGTCTGACAACATTATTATAAGTGTTCCTACAAACCCAGAATCTATTTTTGAAGCAAACGCTCTGGGGTATAACAGCGTTTACTTAAATTGGGTCCTTTCAGAAAACTTCACTGCTGTAGAAGATGTAGTAGCAGAGGAAACAAAATTAATAGGAATTGCAATTGTTTATTCAAAAACAGGGTACCCAGAAACAGTTAAAGACGGTGTGCTTATTTATTCGTCTAGTAGCACAGACGCTTTTTACACCCATCAATCTTCTCGTGTAATCACTACAGACGAAGGTCCCGTAACCGTTTATGAACCAGAATCTGGTAAATGGGCGTACTACTCGTTGTTTGGGTACTACAACGAAAGTGGAGTAAACGGTACTTTTTTCTATAATAAATTAGTAAGTCTAGAAACCCTTGTACCTAACGACTACGGAAGTTCCAATGACTTGTGGAAGCGCATTCCTAAGTACTACAGGGAATCAGATGACTCAACGCTTTACAAATTTGTAAGTACTTTTGGCTTTGAACTAGACACCACACGCACTCTTATAAATGCTGTGATGACCCAATATGACCCTCTTTTAGCGGAGGCTGAAGCGGTAGACCAACTAGCAAAGATGCTTGGCTTAGAGGTGTCTGTCAGCGATATTGGAGTGACCCGCACTCGTGCACTATTGCATGACATTGGATACCTACGGCGTAAAAAAGGAACCATGGATGCAATTACAGGGTACCTAACAGCCGTAAGCGGTGGTGCCGTAGATGTAGTTACTGCTGGTGCCGCACCTTATTACAGTTTTTTTGTACATTCCCAAAGGTCTAACTTAGTTGGAAACCCTCGTTTTGTTAATGAAGGAAACTGGACTGTTGCGTCACAAAACAGTGTGACTGTAGATAGCACAGACCCATATGGCATCAGTGTTACCTGTGGTGCAAGTGCAACCAAAGTAGCAGTTCGTTCTGCAATAAGTGTGCCTGTTTCCCCTGATGTGCCTTACTACATGTCTATGGAAATTACGGGGGATTACGAAGTTGTCTATGAGCCACTTTGGCATACGGGAGCGTCATGGTCGTCGTGGGGAAGCACTGCATCTGTTGACGAAAACGTGTTAGATGAAAACCGTTATGCATACCAAATGAAAGCAGTGGCTTCAAAAACCAGTTATTATCCAGTGTTTGTTTTTGAACTAGATGCTGGGCAAACTATTAATTTAGATTATTGGATGGTAGAGCCAAACAACTTTGGCACCTACTTTGATGGCAACACTATCTTTGGTGGAAACCTATACAAAAACCAATCGTCTGACCACCTATGGGATAGCGGCGCACATGTTTCTTTGTCTACCTACACAGCAAACCGTCAAAAGACACAAGATGCCATAACACGGTTGCTTCCTAAGATTCTCCCAGTTACATTGTTAGGTGGGGTTTCACCTAAATACACAATTACGTATGATTGTGTCCCCGGGCAGGCATGATTTATATAATCGCAGGTTTAGCAGTTTATAAAGCAGTGCACATTCTTGATGTGCTTACTCCTAAGGAAGCAATGCCTTGGGTAAAAGTGATTGCCGCTACTGTACTGGCGTACTGTGCGTCTTTTATTCTTGATGTTCCAAATAAATGGACAGCAGGTTTAGTGGTCGCTACTATTGCAAGCGCCTGCCATGGTCTAATGAGACTAATCACCTTCCTTGGGGACATGGCACACCGCAAATCAATCAAATAAGGAAAACACATGTTAACTACATATGGAATCATGGGCACAGGCCCAACAAAGAAAAACATAATTGAAGATTCATTAAACGAACTTGGTGAAGATAACGAATTTCTTTTGTATGGCACTCACAAACTGAGTGCATCTGAAGGACGAGTACATGATTGGCTTACTGATCACGAAGTGCCTTACACCGTTGTGCACAACACAGCAACAAGCCCAGCGTTGATGGAAAACGCTTTGCACTTTGTTTCAAATAAAACTTTGTCTCCTGAGTTCTTTCTCAAAGAACTTAAAAAACGCAAAGGCGTATTGCTTTTGTTGTGGGACGAAGAGAACAGTGAAGAGATGGAAGACATCGTATTCACTGCAACTGACCTTGGCATTGAAATAAAAGACCTCACCAATGGTCTTGTTCCTATCGTTGTTGAAACGGAAGTTGCAGAAGTTAAGGAAAAAGTGCAAAAGGTAGAAGTGGAAGTAGAACCTTTTACTCGGGAAGAACTACAGGACATGCCTATTAGCGTTTTAAAGAAGAGCGCTAAAAACCAAAACATTGAAGCGGACTACATGGAAAAACAACAGATCATTAATCATCTGTTGGGAGAAGTGCCTGCAAATCCTGAAGTCAAAGAAGTTTCTACAACGCCGTACCCAGTGCGTGAACGTATCCAAACAACTGACGATAAAGAGTGCATGATCACAGTAGTCATGCCAAACGGAACTGTTGTATCTACGCCTGCAACTATGGCAGAAGTGCGATTGATCCTAGGACTTAGTTGATGCCTTGAGTTGCCATGCCCATTTCTTGTGCATGTCATCTCGTTCGGCAAGGAAGTTTGCAATGCCCTGCTCGTTAGCCTCGTTGGCTGCTTTAAAAGCAAGATTAACGCTTTTAATAAGACCTTCGTTGATAGTGAGCAGGGCTTTTGCCATTGCCTTAGGAGAAGGGTCAACGTCCTTTGATTCCACTGTGCGAAGATCAATGAACTTGCTCAAAGTAAATGGGGCGTATTCACCCAACTTACGGATGTCTTCTGCAAGTGGGTCTACAGCGCTGTATACGTCTTCGTAAATCTCTGCAAAGAGTGAATGGTATTGACTGAAGTCTTGGCCCTCTACGTTCCAGTGATAACCATGTGCAACAAAATACATGGTGACTGTGTCAGCAAGAGTTGTTTTAAGAGCGTCAGTAAGTTTGCTCATTAGCAATCCCATTTTCTAAGCGATTTATTAATACGTGAATCAGGGTCATTGGCAGTTTTAGATGAAGTGTTTTTCTTCTTCATGCCTTCCATACGAGCACAAAATGATTCACGACGAGCGGCAGATTTAGGAGACTTCTTAGCCTGCTCTTTAGATACAGGTGGCTTAAGGTCACTACCGGGGTTGGCTTTTTCGTAGGACTTGCGTCCCTTCTCGTTCAGCCCACCTTCTTTGTTCTTTCCTTCTTTGCGTTGCCACGCATCAGATTTTTTAGCCATGCCCTATTTTACCCTATAAATGGCAAATGGCTGGATACAGTTTCTGCCAATATCCAGCCATTCACCTGAGCAATCAACCTAGGAAATAAATGCACACACATGTACCCTTGGTTGACAAGGAGTGTATCATGACATCCCTACAAGCAGTCAACTCAAGGAGAAAAAATGGTAAAGAAAAAGGCGACCTTTGGAGGACCCTTCCTCCCAGTCCCTCGCTGGGTATTGGAATACACGGGAGGAGACCATGTTGCGAACACCGTTTTGTTATTCTTTCTACAGTACATGGATAATGACTCCCAGCAACTGACCACCTCGTACCAGCACATCGCTGATCAGATGGGGTGCAATAAGCGGACAGTGATCAGGGCTATCCACCGCCTAGCGGAAATCGGCATTATTGAGAAAGCCGAGCGCAAGAGGAACAACCGCCAGTTGACAAATTGTTACTACGTAAACTTCAATAATCCGAAGGTTCAACTAGGGGTGACTCCAGAGTCACTGGTAGGGGTGACTCCACAGACACTGGGGGGTGACTCCACAGACACCCCCGGGGGTGACTCCACAGTCACCCAAACAATACTAAAGAACAAGACTAAAAAAAACAAGAAAGCAGATTTTCTGAAAGACGGGGTTTTTGTGGATGGGCGACTCCTAGATGAATAGGTTTTCCGATGACTGGGGGACAGCAATTGGGGATGACCCCGAGAACCCAAAACCGACTAAAGACTCCCCGAAAAAGAAACGCCAGCACGATCCCGATTCCCGTACAGGTCTCGTCTTATATTTTAATCAAAATATACCCGTAGACATGAAAAGGATTGGCGCAAACGTAAATGGTCCCGTGATGTTGAAGTACTTTAAAATACTCCACGACAAAGACTTTACAAGTGCACAGATACGTGGCATGATTGACCTCTTCGTACAAAGCATTACCCGTAGACCACTCCCATCACACATCGCACCATGGCGAGCGTTTATTTCGGATATTGACAAGTACGCTGACTTAGTACAACGAGCAACAACCACAGAAGGAAATAACGAAGTTGAAGTTGATGACCGTCTCCTTTAGTGACACTTCTTTTTCCGCAAACGCAGGAGACACACATGAGTGAATGGAAGAGCGCCAAGTATTGGCGTAATAGGCCCCTAGATGAGCGCCTAAAGAACTTGCGGGTACCACCACGGTATCGCTCATGTTCTTTTGATAATTTTGAAACAACGACCACCACACAGCCACTTGTTAAAGCACTCCACAAGTGGGTGGGCAACATGCCTCAGAACATGGAAGAAGGCATGGGTCTTTACATTTCCGGAGACGTCGGCACAGGTAAAACACATCTTGCTGTTGCAACTCTTAAAGAAGTTATTAAGCAACATGAGTTGAGCGGGCTGTTCTTAACGTACGACATGTTTTGTGAGATGGTTTACGATTCCCGTGACGGTGAACTGCCTGAGATGTACGGCGAAGAAAACTTGCTTAAGTACACACGGCGCACCTACGACGTTGTTGTGATTGACAACTTCAATGCAGACCGTGTGACGGACTACATGATCAAGATGACCGCCGACCTCATACAGTCACGTTATGACACACAACTTCCTACGATCTTTACGTCGTCAGAACGTATTGATAAAATTGGAGGGTTGTTTACTCAGCGCATTGCCTCTATCCTCCGTCAGTCTACTTACCCATTGCGTACCGCTGGGATTGACTATCGGATTGGAGGACTAGATGCAGGGCAATGACTTGATGTCGTATGACACCCGTGGATACGGAATTGTGTTTGAAGGCGTGCTTGCTACTCCGCCTGACCGTAGTCTTCGTCAAATCTTTACAACATCTTCTCCTAAATGGGAGAAGGACCTTCCCCGATGGAAAGCAAATGAACTTCCTCTTAAATCAATGATTGACACAACTAGTCGTTTAGGCATCGGTTGCGATGTTTACACTTTTCTAGGAGAGGATGCTGTTGCACCAATTGAACGCTGGTTATCTCGCAAAGGTATCTCCGTTCCAGTTAGTTATTATGAAGACGCAACTTTTCTTGAATATGATTTGCGCTTTAACCGTTCTATTCGCACTATCCTTGTACCTACGGATGAACTTGCTCAGATCATTGGGTTACGAGCACGAGTAGTTCCTAGCGACCGTGGATGGACCCTCTAATGGCTTCTACAGAACATCTCCTTGTTAGCAAGGTTATTCAGACTGGGGACATGTCTGAGATACTCAACGCAGGCATACGTCCCGATCACTTCAATGGCGAGTGGTCAGACATTTGGCTATGGGTCATCAACTACTGGAACGAATACCAAACGGTTCCTACTGCTCGTGCGTTTAAACAAGAGTACGGCGACACCAAGTTAATCAACACGGAGAACGAACCGTTCCCCGCACTCATTGACGAACTCTACAAAGAGTACAAGCAACAGCACATCCAAGAGGCGATGACTGAAGCAGTTACCGTCCTTAAAAAGAACGACGTTGACGAGGCTTACAAACTTCTTAGCGCTGGGCTACAGAAAGCGTCGGTAGCAGTTGCTCGTTTGCGTGACGTTGACTTAATTACTTCATGGGAAGCACGTCTTGCCAACTATGAAGAGATGCGTAACACACCTAACGCTCTTCGTGGAATGCCAACAGGTTTCTACGGGTTAGACAGGATGACTGCTGGACTACGTCCACAACAACTTGTTACTTTCGTTGGTGAAGCCAAAAAAGGTAAGTCAATGATTACGCTCATCATGGCTAACGCTGCTCACAACCACGGCATCAGCCCGCTCTACGTTTCATTTGAAATGAGCATTGATGAGCAAGCCGCTCGTTATGACTCACTCATCTCAGGTGTAGCACACAAGAACATCATGCACGGAAACTTGTCATCAGCAGAGATGCTCCGTGTAGAGAAAGCCTTGAAGTCTCGTCGCAACATGCACGAGTTTTATATGACGGAAGATACTTCGTCTCTAACAACTGTAAGTGCGCTTGCTGGCAAGGTACAGCAACACCGCCCGGGGCTTCTAATTGTTGACGGTGTTTACCTCATGGACGATGAGAACGGCGAGCCAAAGGGAAGCCCCCAAGCGCTTACCAACATCACACGTTCACTGAAGAGAATGGCGCAGAGATTCCAAATACCAATCATATGCACGACACAAGTTCTTGCATGGAAGTTGGGGAATAAGAAATCACGTCAGGTAACATCTGATTCAATTGGGTACTCATCCTCTTTCGTACAAGACTCCGATCTTGTACTAGGTGTTGAGTCTGACCCTGACATAGATAACCAATCAATCATCCGAGTTATTTTGGCTCGCTCTGCTCCTAAAGGTGAAGTGCGAATCAAATGGGACTGGGAACACATGGACTTTACCGAGATAGATGAGGACACAGAAGCAAATGACGACAGCGGAAGCGACAACTGGTATTACTAGCATCACCGATGTGCTTGCCAACCTTGGCATAGAACTCACAAGAAGTGGTGGAGCAGAGATTGTAGGGCGATGCCCCGTACACATTAAGCGTGTTGGTAAAGCCGACAACTCTCCATCATGGTCAATGAATGCAGAGACAGGTCTTTGGATTTGTTTCTCATGTGGTGCTAAAGGCACACTCTCATCTTTGATTGCGGAACTCACTGGCAGTTTTGAAGACACCATGACGGCGCACCGTTTATTGATGGAGTCGGGCATGCGTCAGTTGACGTCACCTGAACGTGTTGAGTACAAGCCTGACGTTGACTGGTTGGCGTACAACAAGTTTGAGAATGTCCCTGCAAAGGTTTCTGCTCGTCGCAACTTAGACCCCGACATCGTGCGGTCATATGGCGTGAAGTGGAACAATGAAAAGAAAGCCCTTGTTATCCCCATCGTGTCTGCTGAAGGAGAACTCCTTGGTTGGCAAGAGAAAGGAAACGGGTGGTTTAACAACGTCCCCACCGGAGTTAAAAAGAGCGTGACGCTGTTTGGCATTGAGCGCTTTTACTCAAAGACCGCTGTGCTTGTAGAGTCCCCACTAGACGTTGTGCGCTTTGCATCTTCTTTCAGTGGCATACAAGCACTTGCCACGTTTGGAGCCTTTGTAAGCAAAGAGCAACTTCGTTTAATTCCGGAGGTTGCAGACCGTGTGATTATTGCGATGGACAATGACAAGGCTGGTATTTCTTCAGCAAAGGTGTTGCTAAAACAAATGCCTCGCTTGAAGGGTGGAATGTTTTGGCTGGACTACAGCAAAGCCCCTGACGCTAAAGACATCGGTGAGATGACTGACGAACAGATATACGACTCAGTAGTTGGCGCTTCAATCATCCCTTGGTGGTTGCAGTGACTTTTGTAGGCACTCTGTACCCTTTTCAAGAGGACGCTAAAGACCGCATGGTTGACCGTGGGCAGATGCTTCTTGCCATGGTCATGGGTGCGGGCAAAACACCTACGACATTGTCTGCGATAGAAGAGTTACTTGACACAAAAGAAATAGATCGTGTGTTTGTAATTGTTCCGTCTTCTCTCAAGTACCAATGGATGCGTGAGATTAAAAAGTTTACGACGTCTCGTGTTGTTGTTATTGACGGCACCCCAAAAGAACGTGCAACCTTGTGGCGTACTTCTCTCAATTGCCACTACACCATCATTAACCCTGAACTGCTTACTAAAGACGAGGCGTACTTCTTAAAAATTGGGTACGACGCAATGGTCATAGATGAAGCAACCATTATTAAATCTCCGTCGGCTAAACGATCTCGTTTAATTAAACGCTTAAGTCGTAAATGCCATTACCGTTTTGCGTTGACAGGGCAACCGATAGAGAACAAGCCTGAAGAGTTGTTTTCTATCATGCAGTTCGTAGACCCTACTGTCCTTGGCAAGTTTGACGTTTTTGATCGCACCTTCATTGTGCGTGACCACTTTGGTAAACCAAAGCATTACCGCAACCTCAAGCAACTCAATGACAGTCTTGGGGAATCAATGGTGCGTAAGACGAGAGAAGATATTGCAGATCAACTGCCTAAAGTCATTAGTCAAGTAATCCCTGTGCCTTTTGACAAGGCAGGCGCATCGGCGTACAAGGTTATTGCTAGAGACCTTTTGCAAGAGATTCAAAAAGCGATATCGCAACACGGTCGTGGGTTTGACCTATGGTCTCACTACAACGGTAAAGACGGGAACGAGGCGCAAGGGCAGATCATGGCTCGCCTTACGGTGCTCCGTATGTTGTGTGACAACGCTGAGTTGGTACGAGCATCTGCATCGCTGTACAACGACCCTGCTTCCAACGAAGGCAGTGCGTACGCTGACAAAGTGATTAAAGGTGGCATCCTTCCAACCAATGCGGCTTCTCCAAAATTAGATGCTGTAATTGAATACATTAAGGACGTTTTAAATGAAGACCCAAATAACAAAGTGGTTTTATTTTCGTTCTTTAAAAAGAACCTACGGCTTATCAAGGACGCAACTGCACGTATTGCGGACAGCGTCCTGTTCATGGGTGGAATGGGTGCAGAAGAACGAGACACCGCTAAACAACGATTCCAGTCAGACCCAAATTGTCGTATCTTTTTATCTTCCGACGCCGGAGGGTACGGAGTTGACTTGCCCCAAGCCAACTATCTCATTTCTTTTGACCTCCCGTGGTCTGCCGGTAAATTGGATCAACGAGAAGCACGAATAATCAGGTTGTCATCTGTACACCCCCACGTTACTATTACCTCATTCGTAATGAAAGGTTCCATAGAGGAACGTCAGTACGAAATGCTTCAGCAAAAAAGAAAAATTAACGAAGCCTTTATTGACAAAGGGTACGACACACAAGGTAACTTCCAACTGAGCCTCGGATCTCTTTCCGAGTTTCTAACAAACACAGAGGTATGAGATGACAACACCACGAGTAATCAAACGACAAGAGCAACCAGCACAAGACCCTGCGTACATCAAAAGGCTCGCTGAAGAATTCAAAAAGTCTAAAGAAGGTATTGAAGCGCTGACAAAACGCCAAGATGCAATGAAGAAAGAACTATCTGAATACATTGACACTAACGGCGTCGTTGACGATAAAGGTCACCGCTGGGTAGAGATTGAAGGCATGCAACTAAAGCGTGAGCGCCGTGTCTCTCGTTCGTTTAACACTTCTGCTGCTAAAGAGTGGGCAGAAGCAAATGGATTTTGGGAAGACGTTAAAGAGGTTGTAGAAGTCTTAAGTGAAAGTAAGATGCTTGCGCTTGCATGGGAGCACAAAGAGTTGGCTCCTATTGTGCAGGGCTTTTACGAAGAGAAAGAATCATGGGCATTTAAGGTATGAAAGACCCACTGGAACTGTTTGGCGACTTGCCCGACTTTCCGGGTACCCGCCCGCCCAAAAACCGACCTAATCAAAAGTCGGTATATGTTGAAGCCAGCGACCGTTACAACGGTGCAAAGGCAAAGACCTACACCATCAATGGTGAGAAGAAAACTTTCTTCACTGTTGGTGGTTTAGCAAAAGCACTTCTGCGGAAGCCAGTTACGATACGCATGTGGGAATCCAATGGTTGGATACCTAAAGCGATGTATCGTACGCCTGCTCCCAACGGAGTGCACTTTGGAGAAAAACCTGCAAAAGGACGTAGGCTTTACAGCCTTGAGCAGGTAGATTTCCTGATTGACGCTGTTGAACGCTTTTGCATAGACAGCAGAGAACCCCAATGGGTTCAGTTTAAAGAACACATCAAAACCAATTACCCAAGATAAGAAAGAAGCAAAGACCATGACGTTTGACGACTTTGAAGACGACGAACAAGAATTCCAAAAACCAGTAGCACGCAAAATTACGAAGGAAGATGAAGATCTTCCAACGCTTCGCAAGCGTGCTACACCAACCCCCCAGTCCAGCGACGACGATGACGAAGACGACTTGCCACCTGCGAAAGTTCGTAAAGTTGTACGTTCAGGTTGGGCAGGCGTAGAGCAGACAAAGGTGGCTGACTCTGCATACGCTTCACGTCTGACTGTGACTGACGATCCACAGATCATCAAGTTTATTGAAGATGCTCCATTCGCCTCATGGCGTCAGCATTGGATTGAGCGCACTGGACAGAAGTCATTTGTTTGCCTTGGAGAAGATTGCCCACTGTGCAATGCAGGCAACAAACCTTCTAGTCGGTTTGCTTTCAACATTGCCCTTCTTTCCGAAGGCGAAGAACCAGTGCTCAAGTCATTTGAGATCGGTCCACGAGTCATTGACCAGTTGAAGAACTTCAACAACAATGAGCGCACAGGCCCCCTCGGCAAGCACTACTGGGCAGTGTCCAAAACAGGTAAAGGTACAACTACCGTCACCAACTTGCAATTGGTACGTGAGCGTGACCTTGAAGAGTATGGACTTTCCTACATCAGCGATGAGACTTTTGCTTCATTGTTGAGCGAGAAGTACACAAACGAGATCATTGCAATTCCAAAGCGTAAAGATCTTGTACGTATTGCTGACGAAGAACTAGATTAAAACTAGTTGTGACTGAACCAATTACGCATGACATGGGGCGCTCTGCGCCCCATGTTGTGTCTTCTATAGAAGAAATTAAAGAACTCATTGCAGTTATTCAACAAGAGGGTTGTTTTGTATTTGACGTTGAAACACGGGGGATACTTGACCGCCACCCTGATTTGCTTGAACACATTGAGGCTGACTGGAAATACCACGTTTCCAAATTAAAGAA